AACAGCCGCGGCCCAGGCAATGCAACTGTTGTAAGCGGACTTGACAAGTTGCCGCGCCTGGATCACAATGAAGTGAGGAAAGGATTAAATGATGCCCTTGAAAAAGCCTATCGAGGCGGCAGTATCAGCCAAGCCATCTATGAAGGGACGCGAGGCAACGCCCGCTGAACATCGTATGAAGCGGATGCACGAAGCAAAAGTGCGTTCGGTTGCTGAAGACATGGCCGCAGCCCTGAACGCTGCTGTACGTGCTGGAAAGCCCGTGCGATGAGTGACGTTCGTTGCAAGACCTGTAAATTTTTTGTCACAGGCCAGGTGATGGGCGCTTGCCGTCGTTACCCTGAAATGCAAAACAAGCACGAAATGGATTGGTGCGGTGAACACCAAATCAAAATGGTGGCGCTGCCCGTGTACGACATTACGACGGACGAAACCAAAGTGGCCGAAGTGCCAGCCGCGGTTGCGCCCGAATTTAAAAAGCCTGGAAGGAAGCCAAAGAATGCAAATTCGTCCGCTGCATGACCGCGTGTTGGTCAAACCGTTTGTCAGAAAACTGTCGGACATTATTTATGTGAACAACACCGAAAAATTCAACGAAGGCGAAATTGTGGCCATTGGCCCCCAAGTGTACGAAGCCAAGGTGGGCGACAAAATCAAATACGGCAACGGAACGTACCTGGATTGGCCCGTGCATCATTTTGAAGGCCAGGATTACCAAATCATCCAGGAAGCGGACATTGCTTGCGTGGTGGAAGAATAACCACGATACTTTGTAAAAAGGAAAAGACATGGCCAAAGGACACGATAAACCGATTGCGCGAACCACGACCGGAAAGGGTAAGAACTACAACCCGACGGAAAAGGGCGCCGGTATGACTGCCAAAGGCCGTGCCGAATACAACGCAAAGAACAATGCAAATTTGAAGCCGCCAGCACCAAGCCCAAAAACAAAAGCCGATGCCGGTCGAAAAGCATCGTTTTGTGCCAGGATGGAAGGGGTGGTTAAAAACGCGAAAGGCCCCGCGGAACGGGCTAAAGCCAGCCTAAAAAACTGGAATTGTTAAACCCTTTTGGAAATGATAAAGGAAACCCAAAATGTCAAACACTAAAGCAATTGGCGTCGCATATGCCGACCCAGCATTCGATTCGGTTCAGGTTGGTACATCCAGCGCCCCGATCACCATCACCAAATCCGGCATCCTGAACGGCGCATACGCGACGACCAGCGCCACATCCGGCGACACCCGCTTGACTTACCAAAAACTGACCTGGACTTCTACCGGTTCCGGTGAAGTTGTCCGTGGTTTTGCCGTGGTCAAAGGTGCAAGCGGCGCAACTGCTGGCACGATCAACGGCGCCCATTTCAGTTGTGAAATGCAAGGCGGTTCGATTTCCGGCGCTGCCAACGCTGTTCGCGCAACCATTGGTGGCACAACTGCTGCCCCTGGCGGTACTTTGGCTGCATTGCAACTGGATAGCAACTTTGGCGCCGGTGTAACGTTGCCTGGAAGCGCAGCATTTTTGCGCGTAACCAACAGCGGTGCAACCCAACTTGGCAGATTTGCCCTGTTTCCCGCCGCTGACGTTGCCGGTGTATTCCGTGCAGCAGTTGGTACGCCAGCCGCCACGCATACCATTCCGGTGGTCAGCGGCGGCACGACGTACTACATCATGGTTTCGACAATTGCCTAAACCATGTTGAAGCATCCTGACTCTGAAGTGCAATTCCTGGTTGAAATGCTGGAAGGTCAACGGGATCAGGCGGTGGCCCAGGCTGCCGCCTTTTTCCGCACCATCAAGGAATTGGAAACACAAGTCGAACAATTGAAAGCAAGCACATTTAAAGCCAAGGACGAAGATTGCCAAGGTTTTGAAAAGATAGGGGGAACTGACTGATGGCCGATGGACTATATGCAAACATTCATGCCAAGCGTGAACGTATTGAGAAACAAAAAGCCGCGGGCAAAAAACCCGAACGTATGCGAAGCCCTGGGGACAAAGGCGCCCCCACGGCCAAAGCCTTTAAACAAAGCGCCAAGACAGCGAAAAAATAAATGACACCGGAACAAATTGCTAAACGCCTGGCTGAACTGCAAGAACTGGCGAAGCAACATGAAGCCATCTTGTTGCAGATCAGCGGGGCCATCCAGGAATACAACAACGTGCTGGCGCAAATAAGCCAGGACAAAGCCCAGGAAGGAACTAACCATGCCGCTGACGAAATCACCCAGCAAGAAAGCGTTTGAAAAGAACGTTAAGGCCGAAATTAAAGCCGGTAAGCCACCCAAGCAAGCGGTGGCCATTGCCTATTCGGTAAAGCGCGAAGCCGCCAAACCAAAGGCCAAAAAATGATGACCGACGCACCCGTAAAAAAGCGGGGGCGCCGTCGTCACGATGACACGCCCAAGGACAAGCCCGACCGCGTAGAGCCAAAGAACCTGGGGGGAAGACCCACCAAATATCGCGAGGAATTCGTGGATATGCTGCTGGAGTTTTTCAGCCAGCCATCAACCAGGGAAGTAACCGTCAAAGACGCCAAGGGAAATGAAACCGTCCAGGAATTGCCTGGATCGTTCCCGACCCTGGCGCGATTTGCCACCAATATTGGGGTTACTACTGAAACGCTGCACGATTGGGCAACGGCAAAAAACCCAGACGGAACCCAAAGAAACCCACCGTTTTCTTATGCCTATAAAAAGGCGAAGGATTTGCAGCAAGCCAACCTGGTCGAAGGAACCATGAAAGGCGCGTACAACAGCACGTTTGCCATATTTACGGCAAAGAACGTCCTGGGCTGGCGCGACAAGATCGAACAGGAAATCACCGGCAAGGATGGCGCCCCAATCGGGCCATCGGTTATTGCAATCCAATTTATGAACCCCGATGGAACAATCGCAAACATTGACGGACACCCAGCAAATTGACCAGGCGATTGCCAAGGCGCAATTTCCAGTCAAACTGCAAGGATTGTTCAGGGCCAGCCGGTACAAAGTGTTGTACGGCGGGCGCGGTGGTGCGAAGTCATGGGGGATTGCCAGGGCGCTGTTGATTAAGGGCGCCAAAAAGCCCATCCGCGTGTTGTGCGCCCGTGAGTATCAAACCAGCATCAAGGATTCCGTTCACAAACTGTTGTGCGATCAAATCGAAGCATTGGGGTTGTTGGGTTTTTACGACGTTACCCAGGCCACCATCCGCGGCGCCAACGGGACTGAATTCGCGTTTATTGGCCTGAAAAACAACCCGACAAACATTAAGTCGTTTGAAGGCGTGGATGTGTGCTGGGTTGAGGAAGCGCAGACCGTCAGCCGCTTGTCCTGGAACATCCTGATCCCGACTATCCGCAAACAGGGCAGCGAAATTTGGGTGTCGTTCAACCCCGAATTGGAAACCGACGAAACTTACCAACGGTTTGTGGTCAAACCCCCGCGGGATTGCATAAGCATCAAGATCAACTGGAATGACAACCCTTGGTTTCCTGAAACGCTGGCGCTTGAAAAGGACGCGCTGAAGGCCCGCGATCCCGAAGCCTACAACCAAGTATGGGAAGGGCTATGCCGCCAAACGGTGGATGGCGCTATCTTTGCAAAAGAACTGGCCCAGGCTGACCGCGACGAACGCCTGACCAAAGTGCCGTATGACCCAACCAAGCCTGTTCACGCCGTTTGCGACCTGGGCTGGGCCGATGCCACCGCCTGGTGGTTTGTGCAGTTTGTGGGCATGGAAACTAGGTTGATTCGGTATTTTGAAGACACGCAGCGCACCATGACCAGTTACCTGGCGCAACTGCAAACGTTTGGGTATGTGTACGACACCATTTGGCTGCCGCACGACGCCCAAAACAAAACCCTGGCCGCAGCCGGTCGCAGCATTGAAGACATTGTGCGCGGCGCTGGGTACAAAACACGCATCCTGGAACGCGTACCGGTGGCCGATTCGATCAACGCGGCCCGAACAATATTTACAAATTGTTATTTTGATCGCGAAAATTGCGCGGACGGATTAAACTGTTTGCGACATTATCGGTATGAAGTTGATCCCGACACGGGCCAATTCAGTCGAACACCGTTGCATGACCATTATTCGCACGGCGCAGACGCATTCCGATATATTGGATTGATGATTAAGGAACCAGTCAAAATCCGCAAGAAAACGCCTGTTGCTATGGGCGGTGGATGGATGGGATAATCCTGGACAAAGGGGATAATTTATGGCATGGCAAGACACAGACATGGATGGCCGCATCGGGGATGCGATTAAGTTTTTGCGATTGGTTTCGGAAGCCGATTCCCAAAACCGCGCCGAAGCCCTGGGCGACCTGAAGTTTGCCGGTGGCGATCAATGGCCGGTTGAAATTCAAAACAGCCGCAACCTGGAATCGCGCCCTTGCCTGACGATCAACAAAATTGACGCCTACATTCGCCAGGTT